CAAGCGCGGCCTTCCCGGCCTCCCACCATGAATCCACGATTTGGTCCGCGGCGTCTGACGCTATTTGCCCGAAGATAGACTCCATCGTGTCGTCGATAGCAGTCGCTGCCTCCCGATAGTTCTTCAACAAGTTCTGCACCCGCTCGTTAGTGACAAGGCCCGCATCGTTGGCGGCGAATAGCCTTTCAAGGTTGAGGCTTCCGTCTTCGTTGATATATCCTGCCTCCCGATAGAGTCCCGACCAGGGGCCCTCCGCCAACTCTTTCCGCATTTCCTCCATGTTTTTCTTGTATTCGTCCATAAGCTGGACGTATTTGCGGAATTTCCCGAGGTCGTTGGCGCCGAAGATGGTGTCGTATCTGGAGAGAGACGCGCTTCGTATGGCATCCTCAAACTTTATGGCGTTCTCGGCCGCTTCCTCTTGCGCTCGCGCCAATCGCTCCGCATCGTTAGCCGCATCTTCAAACATCTTGGTAACGATGGTAGCCACAAGGGAGATAGCGGCCCCTCCCCAGTTGCTTTGTGCGATATAACTCGAAACGGATTCTGCGATGTCCCCGATTTCGTTAAGCGCATCGCCGAGCGTCGAGAGCGTCCCGTTATCCGTCGCGTTACCAAGCCTCTCGAAAGCGTTCGCCATAGAGATAACCTCCTTTGCGACCATCTTCGCGTTCTTCCCGATGGCTTTAAGGCGCTCCGGGTCGACCGTCTTATCCAGTTTCTCATTTACAATACTGGTAACGGCCTCCGAAAGGACCTGTAGGTCGTCATCGGTTAGCATAGACTTCACGCTATCCGGTATGTCAAGGCGCATGAGGGCCTTGCGGATTTCATCAATCTGGGAAACAGACTTGTCGCCCCAGTTGGTAAGGTCGAACCCTTCCAGCCCCTCGTTGACAATATCCTTTGCTATACCACGGAGTTTTTCCCTGAACGAAGCGTCGTTGGAGGAAAGCTGTGCTTTCTTCCACTCCACCAGCTTATCCTTCGCGTTCTCGTAGGCGGCGGCGTTACTATTATAAAGCGTCTGAATATCCTTCAAGTGAGACTCGAACTCCTTATATACCCTGGAATCGGCATTTTGCTTTTCAACCACAAGGGATGATACCTTAAAGGCCGCGCCTTCTCCAGTCTTAATCCCGGTCTTACGCTCGATGTCCTTGGCGAACTCGTCCCACCTGTTCATGGCCTTCTGCCACTCATCGAGCTCCTTATCGACGCTCTTGATGGAAGCGTTGAGGATTTCTTCGGTCTGACGATCCGCGTCCTCAATAACCTTCTCCAGGTCTATTACGGGGGGCTTGAAAGCGTCGGAAGGATTAGCGCCCCACGCGGTATCGCCCAGACCGCCGGCGAACCCATCCTGCTTCAGGAGCTCCGCATTGATGGCATCAATCCTGCGGTTAATCTCCGCAAGTTTCTGCCGTTCTATCTCAGCCTCCGCGTTGTACTTGTTGCGGAAGTAGAGCTGGGTTACAGCGGCTTCTCCACTCATTGATTTATAGTTGGCGTCCGCAGTATTGGCAAGTTCGGTAAGGCGGTCGACTTCGGATTGGCTGGTGCGCTGATAGTTATAAAGCTGGGAGAGTTCATCCCTTGCGCCCATTGCTTTCGCCTCACGGTTCAGCGCCTCGATGTACTTGTCGAGGGCTATGCGATTGTTGTTAATAAGCGCCCCCTCTGCGGTGAGAGATGCATGATAGTCCGGGACGGTCCGTTGGATTTCGGTCAATGCGGCCTTGCGCTCGTCGTATGATTTATTGGAGTCCTCCAGAATCTTCAAAAGGCTCTTTAGTTTCGACGCCTCGTCATCGAAGGAGGTATTGCCACGGGCGGATTTATGGACCTCGTCAAGTTCCTTTTTGAACTTATCCATCTCACCCGTTCCACGTGCTAACTCTCTAATAAGGAGAGAAAGGGCGACGCCTACCAGGGCCCCGATTCCAACGGCGGCGGCTTTTGCGGAAATTCCCATAGTCACAAGGGCGGACGCGGCGGCTTTAGACCCGGTAACAAGCCCGTACAGGGCCTTTACCACTTGAACGCCGGCAAGAGCCTTCTCGGCTACCGTAGCGAGGGCTAAAGCGCCGTAATAAGCGCCAAAACCCGCTATTACGGGAGTGAGCACATTGATAATCGTTTCAAGGTGGGACGCAAGGGCGGTAATGGCGTCTACGCCTCCTTTTAAGATGCTGCTATTAGAGTTGCCGAGGTCGTAGAGGGCCTGCTGCCATACATCGCGGAGCTTTCCAATCTTACCTTGCAGGGTCTCAACGAGAACCGCCTGCATATTATAGAACTTGCCGCCCTCCGATGTCATACGGCGGAAGGACTCCTCCACCATCTCGAAAGGAATTTCTTTCTTGGAGATGCGCGAGAACACTTCGGAAAGGGATATTGCTCTCCCTTCCGTTTCCTCAAGTTGCTTGGCTAACTGCTCAAGAAGCGGCACGCCGGCCTCTGTGAACTGCCTCAACTCGGTCCCCTTCAAGACCCCGGCCGCCTTCACCTGCCCGTAGGCAAGGATGATACGACCCATGTCAACACCCAAAGCGGCTGATACGTCCGCCAGTCGTTTCTCCGTCTCGACAAGCTCATCCACGGGAATATTGAATGCCGTGAGCTGCTTTGCGTATTTCGTTAAGTCTTGGAATGTGTACGGCGATTCGAGGGCGTTGGCCCGAAGTTGAGTAAATATCTCATCAGCCTTGTCGGCATCCTGCAACATCGAGGTAAGGGCCATCTTCTGTACCTCGAACTCTCCCGTTATTTTGATAAGCTCCGAGGCAAAGCGCCTCACGCCAGCAACCCCGAAAGCGATACCCGTGAGCTGAGCAATACTGCGCATCAGCCCCTCGGTTCCGGTAAGGGCGGTGTTGGTATCCTTGACCGCACCCGTGTGGGCGGTAGTCTTGCTTGTGACCTCGACCGTTTCCGACTTGATCTTGTCGAGGTTCTTCCGTATCTCGTCAAATTTCCTTGCGATGGCTTCGGTGTCGCCCTTCGCCTCCTTCTCAAACAACCTCATGCCCTTACTGCCGAGTTCCTTCTTGAAGTTGAGAATTTCAGTAAGGGTTGCGTTTAATTCGTGGGCGAGTTCCTTATCTTTTTGGATAGTATCCCGAAATGCAGTATCCTTGAGGATAACTTCAAAATTCAACTGGCTAACTGTCCCTTCCATATCAATGTCTATTTTTCAAATAATTGGTCTGTCGTGTATTCTCCTTTGCGCCTCGCCTGAGCACGGAGGTTGGCCTTCCGTTGCAACTCTATCGCGGGGTCCTCTGGCTGCGGAGTGTACCCGGCGGCGTCACCATTCGCGTCGTGAGGCTGGTAGAGCGTGTGTGGTAAATCAATCTGCATTATCTCTATCTGGGCGCAAGTTAGGATGCACCTGTAACCGAAATCCCTTTCCCATCGGCCTAACCGCCACCTGGGGCGTCCGTACTCCGGGAAGTCTTTGCAGAAAGCCGCTTCGCTTCCGAGAGAAGTTCGGCTTGGAATTGCTTGGCTTCCTCCTTTGTCATTTGAATCGCGTCCTGTCTGAAATCCATCGAGTACGCCATAATTCTGTAATGTGCCGTGAGCGGAAGTTTTTTTTTGCCCGCAACAATAACATCCTCCATCTGGGTCTCATCGTACTTATAGGCGAGATAACGCCAATAGAACGGGTAGAAGAATCGGATTTTCAAATCGTTATTGAGGATGATGAGAGCCGCCTCCTTAAAAGCGAACTCCGGGCCTGTCAATAGGTCCTTCAACACGTCCTCTCCGCTCTCGATTTTCTTCGCTGCGACATCTTTCTCTATCCACAGGCGCGTCAACCGCTCAATGGTATATTTGTGCATCCAGCGTATCTTTACGCTTTTCTTCGTGCCTTTAATCGGTACTACGGACGCGGAGTTCTCCACGATGTCCTGATACTCTTTCCTTTGTTCAAGGGTAGGCTGTTTCATTGGTCTCGTCAATTAAAAAAATGGGGCAGGGCTATTCACCCCGCCCCGGCGTAGATAAGAGGTAAGATTGGGTTAGTTACCGTTTGCGAGGCCCTGACCCTTGAGGATAGCGAAGTCGCCCTGACCGGATGCGGCGTTCGGAAGTACGGCTCCCGTGAAGCGCAGGTAGGAAGGGTTCGTGTCGTCGTCCTTGGCCGGGTTGTTCACGGCGAGCTTGACGTGGGCCAGAGCGATGGCGGT